GAGATTGGAGCACACTTACAAGAGTACGACAGCCAATCCATTGGTATTTGTATCATTGGAGGCTTAAATACTAGAGGTGTAGTTGCTCCAGATTATTCTGCCCGACAACAGAAAGCATTATATGTACTAGTCAAAACCTTGACATATATGTACAAAGACGCTAAAGTTATTGGGCATAATAAACTAGAAAAAACGGACTGTCCTTCATTCGATGTTGAAGAGTGGTGGGAGTCTAACTATCAAATTAACTTCAAAATTGGGGGATTATGAAAAGTGTTAAAGAGTATAAAGAAGAACTAGGTTTACCAGACGGAGATGAGGTCAGAGAATTCTACGGATTTCACTATAGGGCAAGTGAAGGTTGTGTTGGTCTTGAAGACAACATAACTAAAAAAACACAGATGTCCTTTGAGGCTCACTCATTACAAGCTGTTTTAGATAACTTCCACACGTTTTTAAATACTGTAGGATTCGGTTATGTAGGTGATATTACAGTAGAAAGTAAAGATGGTGAGAAATGTTGGGGTACTAATGGATCACACAAATGAGGAAAGTGAGTTTTTACAACACGAACCATGCCCAAAGTGTGGTTCTCGTGACAACTTAGCACGTTATAGTGACGGACATGCTTACTGTTTTGGGTGTGAGCATAGAGAAAACACAGGAGGAGAACAGACAGTAGTAATAAAGAAAGGGGAAAAGAATATGGATTTTGTTGAAGGAGAAATAGCAAATCTTAATGCAAGAGGGATAACTGAAGAGACTTGTAGAAAATGGGACTACAGAGTAGGTGAGGTTGCAGGACAACCAGTTCAAGTTGCAAACTACAAAGATTCTAGTGGTACTCGCATTGCACAAAAGATTCGCTTTAAAAATAAAGACTTCCACGTTAGAGGAGACATAAAGGAGGCTGGATTATATGGCGAACATCTCTGGTCTGGAAAAGGTAAGAAAGCTATAGTCTGTGAAGGAGAAATTGATGCTTTATCCGTTTCTCAGTCTCAAGGTAACAGATGGCCTGTATATTCTATCCCAAATGGGTCAGCAGGAGCTTCAAAAGCGGTACGTAAGAGCATAGAACTACTCAATGGGTACGATGAGGTCATATTCTGCTTTGATAACGATGAGCCGGGTATTAAAGCCTCTAGAGAATGTGCTCAAGTTTTACCACCGGGTAAAGCTAAGATAGCAAAGTTACCTTTGAAGGATGCAAATGAGATGCTCAAGAGTGGAAGAGTGAAAGAGCTAGTCGATTGTATCTGGCAAGCACAAGTCTATCGACCAGATGGTATTATAAATGGTAAAGACCTGTGGGACATAGTAAGTGCTGAAGATTCTATGGCATCTTGTTCCTATCCCTATGAAGGAGTCAACAAAAAGACTCTTGGAATACGTAGAGGTGAGATAGTTACGATCACAGCAGGAGCAGGTATAGGTAAGTCACAAGTGTGCCGTGAGATTGCCAACCACATACTGAATCAAGAGGAAACAATAGGTTACATTGCACTAGAAGAGTCCAACAAACGTACTGGACTAGGTTTCATGGGGTTACACCTAAATAAGCCACTACATCTTGGTACAGTTGAGGTCACAGATGAAGAATTTAAAGACGCATTTGATAATACCTTGAATACTGGTAACATCTACATGTATGACCATTGGGGTTCACTTGGTAGTGATAACCTTCTATCCAAGATTAGGTACATGGTAACTGCATGTGGGTGCGGATATATCATCCTAGATCACATCTCAATAGTAGTATCTGGAATAGAAGAGGGTGACGAGAGGAGAACCATTGACAACTTAATGACTAAACTCAGAGGGTTAGTAGAAGAGGTGAACTGTGGACTCATACTTGTGTCACACCTGAAGAGACCACAAGGTAACAAAGGTCACGAAGATGGAGCACAGACTAGTATGGCACAGTTAAGAGGTTCTGCATCCATAGGCCAACTGTCTGATATTGTTATTGGTTGTGAAAGAGACCAACAAGGTGAAGATCCAGACCGCACCACAGTACGAGTATTAAAGAATAGGTGGACAGGAGAAACTGGTATTGCTTGTAGCTTAGACTACGACCACAAAACAGGAAGACTAACTGAAACTCCATACGAAGAAGAAGAAGAGTTACCATTTGAAGACGAGAGTAGTCAAGAATGGACAGGAGATAGTACTTCATTTTAATTAAAGAGGGGGAATATGACAAGTTGTGTATTTGATATAGAAACAGATGGACTGATAGAAGAGTTCACTAAAGTACATTGTATGGTTTTGTATGACATAGAAAAAGATAGACTATTTTCCTTTACAGGTGACGAAATTGAGGATGGACTATTTTACCTAAAAAATTTCGACCAGATTATAGGTCACAACATTATATCCTTTGACCTTCCTATCCTGAAAAGCTTTTTCAAATGGGAACCTGAACCTAATCAAGAAGTGGTAGACACACTAGTCATGTCTAAACTTATCTATCCAGACAGGGCAGTAAGAGACTCAAGGAATAACTCAATTAGCAAAGACATGTATGGTAGGCACTCTCTTAAATCTTGGGGTCAAAGACTAGGACTACAAAAGGGAGACTTTACTGACTTCAAGGAGTTCAGTCCTGAGATGGTAATATACTGTGAGAATGATGTCGAGCTTAATCACTTACTCTATCGTAAGCTTATTGAAGCAAAGTTTTCTGAAGAGTCTATCAGACTAGAGCATGACATCCATAAGATTTGTTTGAAACAGACAGAAAATGGATTTCCTTTTGATCTTAGAAAAGCTTCTAGATTATATGGTACTCTTGCTGAGAAGAGGGGTATCCTTCAGAAAGAACTTAAGGAAGCCTTTGGAAACTGGACAGAATCAGAAACCTTTATTCCAAAAGTAAATAACAAAGCTAGAGGGTACGTCAAGGGTGTTCCCTTTATAAAAGAAAAAGTAATTACGTTTAATCCTAACTCTCGTAAGCATATAGCAAAGAGGCTACATGATATTCATGGATGGAAACCTACAGAGTTTACTCCTACAGAAGAACCTAAGATTGATGAGAGTGTACTAGCTAAGTTACCATATCCAGAGGCTCAACTAATGGCAGAGGCTTTTAGGGTTAATAAACTAATAGCACAATTATCAGAGGGTAAACATGCTTGGTTATATCACGAAAAGGATGGTAAGATACACGGATCAGTCAATACAATGGGTTCAGTCTCAAGTAGATGTTCTCACTCACACCCTAACATCGGTCAAGTACCTAGTGTCAAAGGGTTCTATGGAAAAGAATGTAGAGAGTTATTTTATGCACCAAAAGGTTTTAGCTTACTCGGTTGTGACGTTTCAGGTCTTGAGATTAGGGTTGTGTCTCATTATCTTGCAAACTTTGATGGCGGTGATTATGCTAAAACTGTTGTTGAAGGAGACATACACGAGGCTAACAGGGTGGCTACTAACCTTCCTACTAGAGATCAAGCTAAGACTTTTATTTACGGACTACTTTATGGGGCTGGCGATGCCAAGCTCGGACAGATTGTTGGCAAGGATGCAAGAGAAGGTAAGAAACTTAAGGACTTATTTTTCAAGAAAGTTCCGGCATTTAAGAAGTTAAGACAGGCAGTCTTCACTAAAGCAGAAGAGGGTTTTTTGTTTGGACTAGATGGTAGGAAAGTACCAGTCAGGTCAGTTCACTCATCACTTAACTCACTATGTCAATCTGCTGGTGCTATTATATGTAAGAAGTGGGTAGTAGAGTTCCACAAATGTATGAAGGAAGCAGGTTTCATAGAAGGTACAGACTATGAGCAGGTAGCATTTGTTCATGATGAGATTCAAGTACTTGTAAAGAAAGGAATTGAGGACGTTGTAGGTGAGATAGCTATTGACTCAATAACTAAGGCAGGAAAACTCTTGAACTTAAATGTACCACTAACAGGTGAGTATAACTTCGGTTCTAATTGGGCTGAAACACACTAAACAAAGGGGGGATATGAAATTACTTATAGATGGAGACATCTTAGTATACAAAAGTTGTCTTGTAGTAGAGAAAGAAGTAGACTGGGGTGATGACATCTGGACATTACATTGTGACTTCAAAGATGTAAAGAGACTCATTGACAAAGACTTAACTGAGCTACAAGAGAAGTCAGGTGCAGACTCAGTTATGGTCTGCTTGAGTTCACACCTAAACTTCAGGAAAGACATTAATCCAGAGTACAAATCTAAAAGGGTAGGCACAAGGAAACCTGTGTGCTACACACCTTCAAGAGAGTACCTAGCAGAGAAGTATGACTCTACTATGTCCAAGTGGTTAGAAGCAGATGACCTTCTTGGTATCCTATGT